TATCGCCTGCTGCCGCCGAATCCATATTTTCTAAGATTTTTTTCATATCCATTGTATTAGCCTCCTACGACTGCTTTGGTGTTTTCTGATTCATCAATGTCTTTAGACTCACCTTTTGGAACACCCATAATTGGGTCAACTTCACGTTCTTTACGTGCAGTTTCTAATTCTTTTAATAAGTCCATTACTCTATTACCAGCAACATCAGCTTGGGCACTTTCGCCGCCCATATCTTCTGTGTTAAGCATTGATTCGTATGGTTTGGTTTCTTTTTCTTCTTGATAGTCTTCTTGTGGAGCAAGTGGATCACGTACAATAATGTTGCTTTGCGGAATGTTGCAACATTTACCTAAATACTCTTGTAAAATTAATGTAGTAGTAGGGTACGTAATTTCTGCTTCAAAATAAGTAACATCAATATTTTCTAACTGGGGAAAGTCTAATGGGCGTTTTGAAATTGGTACTCTTTTACCAGCTGTCATTTTGACAACTCCAAACTTCCCTAATGCTGTTTCCATATGTGCTTTGCAGTCTTCGGCATAATCACCTGCAACTCCAATTTTAAAATCATAAGTCTTTTTTGACTCAGTTAGATAATCTGTAAAATTTTTCATAGTTAATTCCCGCTTTGTATTATTTATCAATATTCTTTAGTTTCTCTAGCAAACTATTACGATCTGTAACTACGTAACCTTCTCCGGCTACAATATTTCCATCATTTTTTACAGTATCTTTGTCCATTTTTTCTTTTTTAAGTTGCAAGTCAATCATTTTTAGTTTCTTGTCCATTTTAGCAACCTTAGCATCTAATGATGTTTTAAGCATTCCGCCAGCAACTTCAAATACTCTGCTTGCGTAACGTGATTCAACATTCATTCCTAAGTCCATTAAGTCTTCATAGCTACTTAACGCTCTTTGTGCAATATCTTCTAATTCTGAATCTGCTTTTTCACCAAGACCTTTGACACTTGGCAATGCACTTGCAATCTTATCGAGTTCTTGTATATCACGTTGTGTATCTTCTGCTTGCACAACTGCGGTATGCCTTTTCTCTTCTTGCTTTGCATCTTTAATGATTTCTTTAGAATCAGGTAAGTTTAATAGTTCTTCAAGTTTCTTTGTCATAGGACTTCCATTATATGCTACTATTATTTATCTACGTTTGCCATTATGGAAAATATCATTTTCAGTTATGATCCTAAAAGTAATACCTTTTTGTTTACAATAGGCATATGCTGCTGCCCATTTGGCTTGATTAACAATAAAACTTGCTTGATTAACTTGGCTCTTGCCTACTTTTTCTCGTATTGCTTGATTAGCTGGTTTAACTTCAATTAATTCAACTTTTTGTTTGCCAGTCTTTTCTGCATATGCAATAAAGAAATCTGGAACATAAATTGTATGTTTACCTGTTAGTGGATTTTTATATGGAATACGTATTGCTTCACTAGCCCATTTGCTAACACTAGGATGTTCGTCACAGAACTTCATAAAATGAAATTCCCAACTTGATCTATATGTAGGAGATTTAGTGCCTATATATTTTTCAGGTTGCTTTGGTGTAAACTTTCCCTGGGCAAATCTGGCCATATTACGCTACAATATTTCGTTTTTCGATTTTGTCTGCTGATTCGGCTCTTTTAAAACCTAGTGTACTTGTTTTAGGTCTATTGTAGTTTAACACTTCTGTAACAATTGCACTTAATTGTATTTCGTCTAATCCGGTTAATGTATCTAGCAATTTAAATACGTTAACTTCATCAATTTTAGCCTGTTGTAGTAATGTAGTTGCAACACTAATTGCTGCTGTTTTGTCAAATCCTCTTTTAGTAAAGAATGTAACTACTGCATCAACTTGGCTTGTTGGAAAACTTACACTGTTTGAAAAGTAAGTGTTAAAGAATTTAGTAACACCTTTGTCATCAAAATTATTTGGTTTTTCTTGTGGTAAACTTGACATATTTTCTCCTTAATCAAACGTTGATTTTGCTGCTGTTGACAGCGCATCATAACTTGTCCTTGCTCCATTAATTCCCCCGGTGCCCCCGTTGGATTGATATTGCCCTAAGAAGTTTTGAAATCTTGCATCGTCCTGTGATGCTGGATTAGTGTCTCCTGTTGTATTCGATGTTGCCCTACTGTTAGATACTACTGCTGATGCACCTGCAATTGCAGCCGTAGCTAATAATAATGATCCAGCTGCTCCGCCGTTTCCTGAGCTTTTAGGAAAGAATGTTTGTGAAACTCCACTAACATCTATACCCGCTACATTACCAATGGCATTTGTAAGTATTCTCATACCGCCTTGTCTAAGACCATCTGTGCCATTATTTCTAACACTATTAATTAAATTTACTCCAGCAATGCCTGCTTCTAAAGGATTGCTAAAGTTTGCACCTTGTGTAATATATTCATACAAGTCAATACCAGTGCCAAAAATACCATCAATGCCTAATTGTCCGCCACCTAATGGTGTAATAGGACTAGGTGTTGAATCGTAATGATCTGTTTGTCCAAATCCAGAAGGTTCACCGTTATTGCCTGCTTCTACGTGTCCTCTATCATAAAACACTGTATCATAGTTAATTGTCATCCTATTTTCTAAAGGATTGCTTTCACTGTTTTGTACAGTATCGTGTGACCAGTCCGAAATAATAGGATTTACTAATGTATATTTTGTATAACTCTTACGAGCCATTTGTGCAATTTCAATACGATCAAAAAATGGTACATTTGGAATATTGTTGTCCATACCAAATTTAAATGTGTTTGTTCCTGGACCGTCATACAATGTATCGCCTGTACGACGATTGCCGTATGACCCATCATTTATTGAATGATTACCATCTGCATAATAATATCTATAATATGCTTCCATCATTGCTGTTGTTGCACCATAGTTATCATCGTGGAATGTAATACTTATTGGACTGTAGTCTAAACGTGTTTGTACATTCTTTTTACGATTGTACTTGTTTTTAGTTTCTACTGTTGCTGTAAATTTAGGTAAGTCAGCCTGTTTAACAAGCATACCAATTTCGTGCTTGTACTGATCAACTTCTTTAATAATACTTTTTGCTTGCTCTGTAAGATAAAATGTTACGTGATACGAAAACGACAGCTTGGGTGCGTGTTTTTGTGTGTCAGTAATATATAACCGTGAGGCGTGTTGCCAGTCAGCCATATTACCTTTTGGACTTAAAATACCGTTAGCTAAATTATCTAAAAAACCGTTGAACTTGCTCATACTAATATTTATCTTTATAAATTATGTACGTATATAATAAAAAAGGCCGCACAAGGCGACCTTTTATAATGAATGGCTTAAAGGAGTTTATTAAACGCCGCCGCCTGTAATTAGAGTGTTTGTTGTACGTCCAACTGCTGTACCAATTCCAGTACCATCTGGAGTTTGGATTGCGTTGTCGTATCTAATTGCAAGTGTAACTGTTACTGGCTCATTAGCACTGTATGCTAGTGAGTTGTAAGCAGCGTTTTGTACAAAGCAACCGTATAATTCAAAAGTCTCTAGTACATTTGGAGTGTTTGCTCCGTTGCCACCGTCTAAGATCTCAATACGTGTAGTAAATTTATAATCTTGACCTGATGCTGCACTTGACTGTTCGAAGAAGTCGAATTGTTTCTGTAGCTGCTCGCCTACTAATTTTTGTACGTTGTTGTTTACATCTTCACGTAAGTTCAGCGTAATCGCTTCCCAAGTATGCTTACCAGCTAGGTATGCACGTGAGTTGTAAACTTCAATTGGAATCTCTTCAAAACTAACTGTTGGACGAGTTACGTCAACAACTTGTTTTGTAAGTTCTGTTGTCGGTGTTGATACACCAAAGTTTTCAAGTGTTACTCTAAAGCGATACTGAAGTTTTGGCATAAGCAAGCCTTGACTTGCTGCGCTGTCTCCAGTTGCTAGAGGAACTGTAATTTTTGATAGTGTTGAAATTGCCATTCTATTTTATCTCCTGTTGCAAGTATTTAGCATATTTAGGCCCCATATTTCAGGGGCCTAATTAATACCTTATAACCCTGCTATTTCTCCAGTGTTTTTAAGTCTTAGCGGAATGTAAATAAATTCTACTGCTTTTACAGGTTCAATAGCAATGTCTAAGTATAGTTCATTTCTATCAACTCTGCTTGGAGTATTGTTACTTTCATCACATACTACTAAGAAGTCATATAGTGCTCTTTGACCAACAAGCTCGAGCATCAAGCTCTCTGCTGCCTGTTTAATCTCATCGCGTGTAATCTTATCATTTGGTTCAAAGATGTAAGGTTTAGCTAACTGATTTAACTGTGAGCGTAAGTAAATTACCAAACGTGCCACGTTAATTCTGTCTAATGCACTTGAACCTCTTGCACGAGTCTTTTGACCATAGTTAACAAGTCCAGCACCACTAATAAATGTAATTGGGTTAATAGCTTGTGCGTATAATGTATCACGTTGACCTTCGTTCAACGCTACTGTTACAAATTCGCCTTCTGCATTTACAAATCCTGTTGCTGTTGCGTTAGTAATACCACCGCGTCTTGTGCCTGCCGGAGCAAACCAAGGATAGCTAACTTGATCACTTAATGCTACTGTGCGTAACATCATATGACTTGGAGGAACAACTACGTTATTACCTGCGTTGTCACTTGTAAAGCCCCAAGGATAAAACATACCAAAGTACTCATCACGGCTAGTTAAGCCATCATCGTTGTCTTCTGGTGCTAATGCTTGGTTAGTTGCCCAGTTATTTAATGAAGTTGCATCTGAAGCAAGTCTTGCTGGTGTATCACCAATAACAAATGCGCTTAGGCCTCTGTCATAGTTTAGTGTGATCATTTCACCAATTAGCTCTGGATAACCTGGAGTTGCCATCAAGTTAAAGATTCTTGATTCGTCATCTCTAATGTCATCGTTTGAGTTAAGCATTGCTTGTAGTGCTTGTACAATAACTTTACGCTGTGCTTTACGTCCAAAGCTACCTGAACCGTCTGCTTGGTTGCCTGATTCTGTTACCCATCTGTGTGGATAGTAAGCACCCATTGCTTCGTCGCCGTTTCTACCGTTGTCTGAATTGATATCAATTACATTACGTACAAACTTCTTAACATTAAAGCCAGAACGTCTTAGGTTCCATAACAACATACCTTTTGGATATAATGCTGGATCCGGTGCATCTGGATCTAAGTAATCGCTTGTTAATAGTGCATCAATGTCGCCTGCTGTACCACTGTTTGCGCCTGCTGTGTTATAACGTGCATCACTAAACAAAATACCTTCTTCTGATGTTTGGTCTGCTTTATCAAGCAAAGCCCAACGATTTGCAATTGGAGTATTTTGTAATTCTGCATTATACTTGTAAATTGCAGGATAGTTTTCTAAGTCAGCTGTACTAACCCAAAGATCACCTGTTACCAATGCAGTACCATCACTTTGTAATAATGGTGTGCTTGCACTTACGATTGGACCATTTGGATCACAATCAGCATATGCTGCACTAAAGTTATGATAACCTACCCAGCTACTACCATCGTGGATCATAATGTCAACTTCGTCAACAATTGAATTGTACCATAATGCACCATCATTAGTTAGTGCTGTAACTGGATCATCTGATGCAGTATAAAATGCTACTTCAGTTCCTGAAGAGTTTGTAGTTGCTTTCCATAAACTAGCACGTAATTGTAATGGAGTTGTGTCTCCATCTGTGCCTGCTTCAAAGTATAAGTTAGGTGTGCCACTATTTACGTTTGCAAAATGTGCAAAGCCCATTAAACCTAATACAGCATTAGTGCCATCATCACTTAGTTTAATGTCGCCGCCTTTAGCGTGTTTAATAACAACTTTATTGCCAGTTGTAACTTCTGCACTCACGTGCGGTACGTTAGCGTTTGTAATAGCTGCTGCAATTAAATCTGCGTCTGTACTTGCGCCTGTTGTTGTAATTACTTCTGTTAATACAATAGTGCTTAGTGCGTCTGAGTTAGGAGCAGTAGCTTGAATACCAATTTGATAAGTGTCAGCAGTTACGCCGCTACTACCAATTGATGCGCCAATAATTGTAGTTGGAGCAATTGCATTGCGTTTAAATACTTTAAATGTTGCTAATGGCTGTGAATCTCCAGCAACGTTTGCTTGAACATATACATTGCCTGCTGCAATGTTTGATCCGCCGCCTAGTTTATCTAAACCATTAAGTGCTTCTTGATTTGACTTATATAATGGTGCTGCAACAGCGTCCCATAATTTAGTTGCGTCATTCCATACTTTAACTCTCCAACGTGCGCCTTTTCCTGGCTCAGTTGTTTTAAGCCATACACTGCCTGTTGGGCGTGAATATGTGTCGCTTGACTTGAATGAAGGAACTCTAGTGTGCTTGTCAATGTGTAGTTCTGGTGGATAATACGTAGCTGGTGCAATACCTAATTCGCCAAGTAATGTTGCATCTCCAGAAATTGCAATTGAACCAACTGCGCTTGAATCAGCTTCAGCACTGTCTGTACCATCACTATAAATTTCTAAACGTCCGTCTACTGCTTTTGCACTAATATTTCCTGTTGGAAATAATGATACAATGTTAGTTGCAACATCGCCAATAATGTCCGATTGTGCTACTGTAACTGTAGTTCCGTTAATAGTAAATGTAGTAGAAGATTGTGAAAAACTTGGGTTTGATTTAGTACCGCGTACTGTTGCCCAACTTAGTGTCCACGCATCTGAACCTACTAATACCCAAACGCCTGATGCGTTTCTGTAAAATAATCTAACAACAGTTGAACCAAATACTACTGCGTAGTCACCAATTGCGCCGACAGTTGCTTTTGGCATTTTTCCAGTAGTACCGTTTGCTACTAGTGATCCGTCTGTTAATTTTGTTGAATCTGTAATTACAATTGGAGTTTTAGCTGTAAACGACTGTCCACCTGTTGTGGTTACGCCTGCGCCATTCCATTCTTGAATGCCAAATTCTGAAGTTTGCGTATCAACCCAATAAGTTCCAGCTGCTGGAGTTGCTGCCGGTGCATCTGCTGTCGGAGCAAGTTCTGCTAAGTCAATATCAGCTCTTACTGCCCACGCTCTGTTGCTTACACCTAAATACGAATATGCAGCTTGTAAGCCGTACTCGTTAAGTTCGCCAGCGTGAATTGGATTATTGTTGTTGTCTGTATAAAACAGCGGATCGCCAAAGGTCTCTGCTAGATCTCTTTGTGATGTTAATAAGTATGGTTTACCAGCGTTTGCCTTTAGTGTACCCTGTGCTGTTCCTGTTCCACTTGCATTTAGCTTGTTAGAAGCAGATGCAACAAAGATCATTGGGGTCGTGCCAGGCTCTGCCGGAGTGTAGAAACTTTCGTTAATTACTTTAACTTCTACTCCTGGTGATGTTAATGCCATTTGTCGTTCTCCTAGTTTACGATTGTAATTTTGCTACTTGTATTTAGCAGACAATCAAGAAACCGGTGTATTAAACCCCCTAAAAAAGGTACCGAAAAGGTGAGCTAAATACAGTATGAGACCATTATGCAAGTGCGGAGAGCGTCCTGCCGCAATAAATTATAAAAAAGGTAAGAAAACATACTATCGTAAGTTATGTGAAACTTGCTTGCGTAACGGTTTAGGACACGGTATACCTAAATGGAAACACCGTGGATACGAGAAAAAAGACGCTTGTGAGAAATGCGGGTACCATAGTAATCACCCGGAACAGTTTAATGTGTTCCATATAGACGGCAATTTAGAAAACTGCCGCACTACAAACTTAAAAACAATATGTGCTAACTGTCAGCGTATTATGCAAAAAGATGGAGTTGTTTGGAAGCAGGGAGACTTAGTCCCTGATTTTTAAATATTGTCTTAATTAATGTTTCGACATTTTTTTCTAATCTTTTTAGGTCGCCATTGTTATCAATAGTGTAATTACACATCCATTGCTCAATACTCATAGAGCTAGGATCTTCACTTGGTAAGTGATCGCTTCTATCTACCCAAATAGCATAGTCAAAAATTTCTTCGTTTTGCATTGCAAAGAATTCACGTTTGTTGCGTAGTCCGCAATAGATATCGTGTTTATCAAACAAGTTACGACCTAATTTAGCTAAGTCGTCTTTGCAATAATTATGAATCATATTGTACCATTCAGTACGATGATTGTGCCTATCTACGTAACATTCTTCTTCATCTTTGTAGTTGTATTGATCTTTTAGATCCTCAAAAATAAACAGTTCTGAGCAGAATTTACTCGATGACTGAAATGTATATCCGTATGCTTCTAACATCTCGCATACTGTATCTTTGCCGTGTCGGCCGTGTCCTACAACTAATAACTTCGGTATCACTAATCTCTCCTTATGGGATTTTTAGTATATTATAGCTTAGTTTGTAAGTAAAGTCAACCTTAATCGTACCCTAAACGTGCTACATTTTTCATTTCTTCTGTGAGAAGTTCTTGAACACGCTGTTCGTAT